AGGGTTTAAATCCGATTTACGAGTGAGAACTGCCACTTACATGCTTGACAATATGTACGAGATATTCGAGAACCCTGATGTTATGGAAACATCAATTACCAATGGTCCCGAGTGTTTTTCACTTATGATTAAAAACGGAGATACCATATTGTATAATCGTTACCTCGACGCGAAGATTTACCCACCAAAAGTAAGGTACACAGTAGACCTCCGCCCAAAATTAAAGTCGATTTTAAACACCCTGACTGAGATTTTTTCGGAAAAAAAATTAACTTACGAATACATGGATTATAACTTAGAAGGGTAATATTTATCAATACAACAAGGAGATTTATTATGGCGACAGAGAAAAATTTTGAATATTTAGGACAATCATTTCAATTACAATTACTTAATCAGATTGTTATAGACAAGAACTTCGCTCACTCTATTGTTGATGTTATTGAACCCACTTATTTCGAGAACAAATACTTCAAAATCATATTACAAATGGTTAAGGAGTATTATAAGAAATATGAAGTTACACCATCTTTTGAAACTCTAAATCAGATTACAAGGAGCGAACTACCTCAAGAAATGGTGGCGAAAGTTGTACTCGATACTGTGAAAAAAATCAAGGATATTAATATCGATGGACCACAGTTCGTACAAGAAAAGGCTTTGAAATTTTGTAAACAACAAGAAGTTTCAAAGGCTATGGGTAAGGCTCAAAAAATCATCGATGGAGGGGAGTTTGAAAGTTACGACACAATCGAAGAATTATTTAAAACCGCACTACAAGTAGGTGAAAGAGAGACATCCCTTATGGATGTATTCTCAAACTTGGATGAAGTTTTGAACGAGGATTATAGACATCCGATACCTATGGGGATTCCTGGTATTGACAGATTATTAAAAGGTGGTTTGGCAAAAGGAGAAATTGGTGTTATCTTAGCACCAACAGGTGTGGGTAAATCCACTTTACTAACTAAAGTTGCAAACCACGCATTTAATTTAGGTCACAATGTTTTACAAATATTCTTTGAGGACAACCCAAAGATTATCCAAAGAAAGCACATTGTGTTATGGACAGGAATACACCCCGATGATTTAACACTCAAAAAAGACGAAGTTCTGAAAAAGGTAAAAGAAGTTGAAGGTACTATGAACAATAAGTTAATTTTACAAAAATATGCTTCTGATACTTTGACTATGGGTCAAATCAAAAACACGATTCGAAAGTTAATTGCCGACGGACAACAAATTGATATGGTACTTTTAGACTACATTGATTGTGTTTTACCCGACAGACAACTACAAGATGAGTGGAAAAGTGAAGGTTCGGTAATGAGAGGATTTGAAGCGATGTGTCACGAATTAAGTTTGGTAGGTTGGACCGCAACACAAGGAAATAGGTCATCTATTTCATCAGAGGTCGTAACCACAGACCAAATGGGAGGTTCAATTAAAAAGGCACAAGTAGGTCACGTTATTATTACAGTGGCGAAGTCACTTACACAGAAAGAAATGAAACTGGCAACAATTGCGATTACAAAATCTCGTATCGGTGATGATGGTGTTGTCTTTGAAAATTGTAAATTTGATAACGCAATGTTAGAAATTGATGTTGAATCATCCACAACATTCTTGGGTCACGAAGAAAACCAAGAAGAGAAACGTCGTCAGAGAATGAAAGAATTGATGGATAAAAGAAAAGAAAAACAACAAGTTAATTAATTATGGAAAAAATATTAAAAGAGAACCCTAATAGGTTTGTTATATTCCCTATCGAACATAACGATATATGGGACTTCTACGAAAAACATCAATCCGCATTTTGGACGGCACAAGAGGTCGATTTAAGTGGTGATATTAGAGATTGGGAAAAATTATCTGACAATGAAAAGTATTTTGTAAAAAACATATTATCGTTTTTTGCTGCGTCTGATGGTATCGTTAACGAGAACTTGGCAGAAAACTTTTACAGAGAAGTTCAGTACCCTGAAGCGAAGTTCTTCTACGGGTTCCAACTCGCAATGGAAAACATCCACTCATTGATGTACTCCCTATTAATTGATACATACATTAACGACCCCAAAGAAAAGATGGAGTGTTTCACAGCAATTGAACACTTACCTGCGGTTCAGAAGAAGGCTAATTGGGCTCTTAATTGGATTGAAAATGCATCTTTTCAGGAGAGATTAGTGGCCTTTGCAGCAGTTGAAGGCATCTTTTTTTCAGGTTCATTCTGTTCAATCTTTTGGTTGAAATCAAGAGGTATCCTACAAGGATTGTGTAACGCAAACGCTTTGATTTTTAAAGACGAAAACCTACATTGTGATTTTGCAATCCATTTATTTAACAATCATGTTGAAAACAAAATATCAGAAAAAAGAATCAAAGAGATATTGTTATCGGCACTTGATATTGAGAAGGAATTTATCACAGAATCATTACCTGTTTCATTAATTGGTATGAACCAAAACCTAATGAAACAATACTTGGAGTTTGTTGTCGATGGACTTTTACTTAAATTCGGATGTAAAAAAGAATTTAACGTAGAACAACCATTCAAATTCATGGAACAAATCGCAGTAGAAACCAAAGGTAATTTCTTTGAGAGTAGAACTATCGAGTATCAAAAAGCGAAACTTAACGAGGCAATCACATTTGATGAAGATTTTTAAATTATAAACTATGTCATTAACTATTATTAAAAAAGGTGGGGAAGAAGTAGCCTTTAACCCCACCAAAATATACAACAGAATTAAAAAGGCTGCTAAGTCACTTAACGTTAATTCAGATGAAATATTCATCAAAGTAATCACATCTGTTCCCACAGAAGGTAAAATTACCACTATGGAGTTGGATAAGTTGGTTTATGAAATTTCTGCAGCATATACCGGCAGTCACTATGATTATAGTAGATTGTCTTCTACCGTTGCAATTTCATCATACCACAAAGAAACAAACCCAAGTTTTTGTGAGGTTATGGAAAGTTTAAGTCAAGATAACATCATCAATGAAGGCCTTATTAATATCATAAAAGTTTATGGTAAAGATAAGATTGATGCGGTTATCAACCACGAACTTGATTACAACTTTGATTATTTCGCTTGGCGTTCATTACAGGAGATGTATCTTTTGAAAAACTCAAATGGTGTTTCAGTTGAGAGACCTCAACATATGTATATGAGAGTCGCTTTATGGGTTACTAAATCTTTTGAAGAAGCGGTTGAATATTACAATTCGTTGTCAAACCAACTTATTTCCCCCGCAACCCCTATTATGATTAATGCGGGAACCAAAGTTCCTCAACTAGCATCTTGCGTATTACACTACAATAACGACGACTCAAGAGTAGGTTTATTGGATACATTAAAAGATATCTCAACATACTCATCTGATGCTGCAGGCATCGGACTTTGTATGAGCAATTTAAGGTCAAAAGATACTCGTATCTCTTCATCAGGTGGATTCGCAGGTGGATTATTAAAGTATCTTAAAATCGTAAATGAATCTTTGAGATTCTTTAATCAACAAGGAAGAAGACCGGGAAGTGCCGCGATTTATATTGAACCTTGGCATAAAGACATTTTTGACCTTTTGGATATTAAGAAAAATACAGGTCCTGAAGAGTTAAGAGCGAGAGACCTTTTCACATCTTTGTGGTTACCTGATAACTTTATGAGAGCGGTTCGTGAATCTTCGGATTGGTATTTATTTTGTCCTGACGACATTAACAAAGCGGGATTAAAACCACTACAAGAGTGTTACGGTGAGGAATACGAAGAAATCTATAATAAAGCCGTAAGTTTAGGGTTAGGTAGAAAAATAAAGGCTCAGGAGTTATGGTATAAGATTGTTGAATCACAAATTGAAACTGGGGTACCATACCTTTGTTCAAAGGATAGTGCCAACAGAAAGACAAACCATCAGAATATTGGTGTAATTAAACAATCAAATTTGTGTAACGAGATTTACCAATACACGGATGAAAAAACTACTGCAATTTGTACCTTATCTTCTATGATTTTGAAAAACTTCATTGAAGACGGAAAGTTCAACTTCCAAAGATTGTTTGAAGAAACTCGTAAGGTCGTAAGAGCACTTAACAAAGTTATCGATATTAACTACTACTCAACCGAAAAAGGTAGAAAAGGTGGTTTAGAACAAAGAGCAATCGGTATCGGAACTCAAGGATTAGCCGATGTATTTTACTTAATGGATTATATTTTCACTTCAGAAGAAGCGAAAAAACTTAACAAAGAAATCTTTGAAACTATCTATTACGGAGCGGTTTACGAATCAAATAACTTGTGTAAAACAGGTGAATATAAACCATATGATTTCTTTCAAGGGTCACCAATGTCACAAGGAGTATTCCAATTTGATATGTGGGAATTAAATGAAAGTAACCTATCAGGAATGTGGGATTGGAATTCATTAAAAGAAAGTGTTAAGATGTTTGGAGTTTGTAACTCACTTACAACCGCACAGATGCCAGTGGCTTCATCGGCAAAAATCACAGGGTCTTATGAAATGACAGAACCGGCTCACTCAGCGTTATTTAACAGACGAGTTGTTGGTGGAGAAATTATGATTGTAAACAAATATCTTATTACCGACTTTGAAAAAATTGGTATTTGGAACGAACAAGTTAAGAACGAAATTATTATAAACGAAGGTTCAATCCAACCAATTAATTTCAACAAATACTTGGACGCTGAGGATAAGAACTACAACAAAAAAGTAAAAAGAATTGAACATCTTTTGAAAAAATATAGAACCATTTGGGAGATTTCACAAAGAGAATTAATTGATATGGCATCTGATAGAGCACCATTTATCGACCAATCTCAATCAATGAATATCTATTTGGCAAACCCAACGGTATCAAAAATTACTTCATCTCACTTTAAGGCTTGGGATAATGGATTGAAAACTTTGTGTTACTATGTAAGAACAAAGGCGATATCAACGGGAGCAAAACACTTGGCGGTTGACATCAGTCAAGAAGTTAAACCCAAATCATTACCCGAAGTAGATTACAGTAAAATGAATTTACCTCCAAGACCCGACAGTAGTTCGGTAGAATGTTTTGGATGTTCCGCATAACATAAATCCCG